GGGTTTGTACTATGGTCTAACGACACTAGGTATACAATGGGCCAGTTGAGTTGTACGTGGATGCAGGGTGATTTTAAACCACTAACTGAAGGTGAGACGTTAACCTTAAAAAACAAATGGGAAGATTAAGTATGGAATTGATTGCTTTCTTAAAGGACTTACAACCGACAGTAGCACAACAGAACTTGTACATGGGGTGGAGAGATAAGCCCCGCACATTTGCACAAGATGTCATCCTACTCGGTGAGGAGTTAGGAGAAGCTACTACTGGATTACGTAGGGGATTGATGGACGATAAGCTACCGCAATACCCAATGATAGCTACTGAGCTGGCGGATGTAGTGATACGTGGACTGGATACACTAAGTATCTTAGGAGCTGAATGGCCTGATAAGTTAGAGACTCATTACAAATACCAACAGCTAATGAGTGAGCGTCTAGCTTCGATGTTTATGTTACTTGGTGATGTGTGGCTACATCGTGGTAATGAAGTGAGTGCTTATCAATTACAACGCTTAGTTGTGATGGCCTATGAAGCAGCAGAGGATAGAGGGTTCCCTATTCAACGCATCATCATAGAGAAGATGGAGTATAACCTTATACGTCCTGACCACCAGCGTAAAGCTAGACAAGAGGATGGAGGGAAAGTATGGTAGGTAAACCGTGGAAAGACGTACCTGACTTATGGAAAGGGGAGAAGCAATATCTCAACTGGCTGCGAGGGCAGATACGTAGGATATGGAGTAGGCACCCCATTAAGCACAGGTATGTAGCTCAGCGAGAAACATCCACACCTGTAGCAGCAAGTGCCTTACACCTACCTATAGGCTGTGCACTAACAGTGCGCACTAAGAGGCTTAGGGAATGTGAGATGTGTAAGCAGTGGTATCCACCTAGTTGGTTAGAGGTGGACCACATACATGGTGGTGTAGGCTTTGATAACTACGAAGAGTTTCTTGAGTGGCAAGAACGTATGCTATTTGTAACCTTCGAGGATATCAGGGAGCTATGTAAGACATGTCACGCTGATGTAACCCTTAGTCAGAAGTTAGGATGTACGTTGGACGCCGTACCAAAGGAGAGAGAACGTATTGAATTTGGTAAGCTTAAAGCTACTAAACAAAATGAAACACTTGCTACTTTAAACCTCAAGCAAGGAAAGAACCCTGCTGAGCGTGTAGCAATATTCAATGAACACTTGGAGAAGAAGTATGGACAAAGTGATAATTAAAACAGGGTGCATTATAGCATTAGCTGTAGCCGCGCTTATGGTGGTAGCAGATGTTGATGCTGAAACATATGACCCCCGCAACCCTATATGTATACCTCAAGGTGATTACGATGAGGCTTTAACGCAGGCCTACTCAGAGGGCCTGACTAGGGGGCAGCGCATAGGTTATACATATGGCGGTGTAGACACTGCTAAGTATATCCTTGAAATCTTCGCTGAGAAGTGCACTGAATCAGGGACAGAGATAGAACTGAGCAGTGGTATTGTGGTGGTATGTAAATAGGAAGTACAAGAAATGGATAGACTCTTCATCTTTAAGGACGGGACACACAAGTGGCGTCATGTAGATGGCGTGCCAGAACACGTGACTCTAACTGACTACAGTACGTACTACCCAGTGCCCACGAGGTTTACTAAGGTGCAGTTTGAGCTAAGTAGTCATATGACTACGTGTATATATGTAGAGCAGGGACACGAGCGTTGGCTAGAGTACAGCGCTATGCATTTAATATTAAAGGCGATATTCAAATGAAAATTATTGTATACGATTTAGATGGAACACTACGAGATTCTAGCTGTGCTGACCATCTTATACCTGAAGATAAATCTAAAACAGAGAGCTGGTTGAAGTGGCAGGTAGCTGTTAACAGGGATGGGGGGAAGCTGCCCACATGTGAATACTATGAAGAAGATATAGAGGAGGCATTGGCGGAGGTATTTATATTAACTAGTTCACAGTTTGGGACTAGACACTGGCTAGTAGACATGTGTCTTTATCAACCGCACGCCATCATAGAACGCGATACAAACGACTGCCGTCACCCTGTTGAATTCAAATATGCGTGGATAGACACACATTACGACGAGGTAGTTAAATGGGTTGATGATGATGCTGACGTATGTGATTACATCCGAGAGCACTACCCTCATATAGAGGTGGTGTATGTAGGTGGACCTAAACAAATAGAGTTAGATTTAGAGGAGGGACCTGCTGTGGGCCTACCTAAAAAAGATACACCTAATAAAGTTGTAATATTCAATGGGCCCGCTCGTTCAGGTAAAGACTTAGCTACATCGTTTTGCTGTGAATACTTCAATGGCACACATGCGTCAATGAAAACATCTTTGATTAAACTCACTGCTGATTTTCTCGGGATAGCAGTAGAGGATTTCTTAAAGCATTATGATGATAAGTGTGATGACAAGACATACGAAGAGTCTGCGTGTGTCTGGGTTAAAGACCTCCCTATGTACACACTGGGAGATATATGCCTATCCAAGCGTGACGCCCTTATCCATGTATCAGAGAATGTCATTAAGCCGACTTTTGGTGATAATACATTTGGTAAACTAGCAGCGTATGCCCTACCTGAAGGGTTGGTGTTCTTCAGTGATGGCGGTTTCCCTGATGAAATACAACCACTAGCTGATAAAGTAGGTATTAAAAATATACTGATTGTTCATATCAGGAGAGACGGCTGCACTTTTGAAGGTGACAGCCGCGACTATGTTAACGTTGATGGTGTTAAAACTGTAGTTGTAGAGAACGACACACTAGGTAAGTACTTAGCTGATATAGCTAGGGAAGTCAGCCTGCATATTAACGAGTAGAATAATACACTTTAAATCACTTAAGGAGTACCCCGTGAAGATAGATTATAACGACCCCTTGTTTATGGAGGCTTGTACGACCGATAGACAAAGGGAGATCTTACAAGCACATTTAGATAATGGACAGAGTGCAGCTAAAACTGGTGAGCTATTAGGTATTAGTGAGCGTAATATTCATATGACACTAGCCCGTATTCGAAAGAGTGCTGGCTCACTTAGTGGTACATCCACACTAGAGGATGATGTAGGAGATAAAAAACTACGATGGGTTAAGCGCAGCTTCAGCGCTGAGCAGCGTCTCAAGTTAATGCAGATAGCTATCGATGCTATGATGGAGGAGCTACCTAAAATTAAACCTACCACCAGTCCTCAGATTAAAGGTGCTAATACAGACATAGTTCCTTGGTTTAATATCGGTGACGCTCACATAGGTATGCTTGCTTACAGTAAAGAGACAGGCCACAACTTCGACTTGAAGATAGCAGAGGCAGAGTTATGTAAGGCCCTTCACGCGCTTATGGATAGAGTGGCAGTAGGTAAGTACGAGCGGTGTGTTATTCAGGACATGGGTGACTTTACTCACTATGAGAATGTAGTAGGCAAGACGGCTATGTCTGGGCATGACCTAGATATAGATACACGCTACCGTAAGATGGTACATATCTATACTCGTATCATGCGCTCTATCGTAGAGTATGCTTTATCTAAGTTTAAGTATGTGGATGTCATCATCAACCAAGGGAATCATAGCAGGGCTAACGATTTCTGGATGGTGGAACTACTACAAAATCTCTATGAGAAAGAACCACGTCTAACCATACTCGATAATACTTGCGTTTATACAGCCTACCGTATGGGTAATACCTTTGTTATGTCCCATCACTCTGATAAGTGTCAGCCTAAGAGACTTGTTGAAGTTATGGCTACTAAGTTTAGACAGGACTTCGGTGAAGCGCAGTATAAGTATGTCGATATAGGCCACTTACATCATGCGTTTGCTCATAAGGAATTAGGGGGTGTTATAGTGGAGTGCTTTAACAACCTAGCACCTAGTGATGCATGGGCACATGACGCTGGTTTCCTTAGCTCCTCTTTCCTTACGTGTGTACTCCGCTCTAAAACCTACGGGGAGAAGGGTAGAGAACGTATAACAGTGGAAGAAGTTAAGGACATGTTAGCTAATGCTGTTAGCGGCACGCATGTGAACATACGTCCTAAAGTTTATACATTGGATTGAGGTGGATTAATATGCAAGTAGAATTTTTCATGGGAACTATGGTAGGTCAGAAGGGCCTGCTACTAGGTGCTAAGCTTGGTAACTCCATTGTGTCCTTTGACTACAGCGGGGAGGCTTGGGACGAAAGTTTCAGTGCATCTGATTTAAACAAAGCAAGAAAAGATTTGCATAGCGCTGTAATCAGGAACTATATATTTAAAAACATCACTGGTCCCTCACCTTCAGGTGAGCAGGGGACTTACATTAGAACATTGGCTGATGCTCTATCTACGTCAACTAAAACTGACTTCAAGGACGTCAGTAGCGTGAGTGACTTGGATAACTTCAGAGACATTATCAAGACATGGTAGGGTAAGAGATGAGAGTACTAATCATAACAGCAACACTACTTCTATCTGGTTGTGTAAACATGGATAGGGTGACATTCCACATGAAGTGCCAAGAGATGTATGGACGTGTGGGTAACAACTGCACATTAGATGTACCTGCTTCTTCTCTCGTAGAGATAGACGGGAACAATATCAATGTTAAGTATGTACCTAAAGAAGAGTTCTAATAAGGAGGCTTTACGCCTCCCCTCTTTATACATCGACATAGTAAAACAACACTTTCACTGATACGTTCGTATTAGTATCTGACACACTAAACAGAGAAAAGTACAGCTCACTCTCTGGTCCAAACACTAAGTTACGTACATCAAACTGAGAGGGTGGTCCTGTTTGTAAGTGCCACTCCTCAGCAACTACATAACTACGTCCTGCCTGCTTTACATTACAATGCAATACACCACTGCCGCCAGCACCACTATCCCTAGATATACCCACAGTAACATTCTCGAATACACACTTCTTACCAGCAGGTACTTTTAATATAGCTTGGGGTGAACAGCCGTATCCTATTGGTACGTGACACAGTACGGAGCTAGGTGTGTCTGGTCTACCTGCTGTAAAGTTCCCATCATTTGTAAAGTACACTTCACCTAAATTCTCTTGGTCATCGCCAGACATAAACACAAAGTTAATATCCAGTCCTGTCCCAAAGAGTACAGGCGTCTGCCCGTTAGTCGCGTCCGTGGTGGCCGTAAGAACCACCCTATTACCTGACGCATCTATAGTACTGCATGTAAACTCTACAGATGTATCAAGAGCGTTAGAAGATGCTATGTAGAAGTTACCGGATACAGTAGGAAAGGTTTTTAAATCAGCCCTTGGTGATATATCATCATCACCGAAAGACCACACAGCCCTCTCAGGGTCTGATGCATCTATCTGTAAGTTACGTCCGTATAAGTAATCTAACTCTACCCCGTCTATGTGCTGTAGGCTTTGGTCTAGGTTGGTAGGGTAGGTGTGTTGGAACACCTTAGATAATGCATGATTTTTAGAAGTTGCTGAACGGTCCTTAGCTATTGTCAATTCTACATCAGCATGGATAGGATAGAAATATATACTTTCGCCTAATGGAACGTCAGAGAAGTAAACACTGTCACCTATGTGATTGGTCTCTTTGATGATAGGGACTGTAGATGAGAATGGACTCTCGGGTGTGGTAGAGGCTGCCGCTTGTGTGAATACAACACGGCTAGCTCCTAAGACATGAGTGAACTGTGTGATGATAGCACCAGCTACTACCTCATGCCACTGGTCTTTAGTGTACCTTGCTCTTGTTAATGAACCCACTATATTTGTCCTCTAGTAATCTGCTAAATTTCTCTTTATACTTCTCTATCTTAGGACCCCTATTACCTAACCCGCCATACCAAATACCAGCCGCTTCAACTAAATCACCATCAGCCTGTTTAAGAGTTAAAGCTAAAAGCTTCTTAGCTACCGAAGTGTAAAGAGCTAGAAACTCTTTATCATTTGCTAGGCCTAGTGTACCACCGTAATCGAAATCATCTAAGAAAGCATCAACTGATTCATACCCATACAACTCAGCCCAATAATCAGCCATAGCATAATACTCACCTGTAAATTCATACAGCTTCCTATCTCTACCACCTACCAATAGAGCTACACCTTGACGCTCTAACAGCTTTTCTATAGCTCGCATTTCTTTGACAGTAAAATCTACATGACCCCCCTCTATCACATTCTCTAGTAGTCCCATTGTTATTTGCCACTTACCCCAAGCACTACTACCTGCTTCGGGCTGGTAAGTTGTACGTATGTTTTTATTTATAAAAGGGCCTGTCTCAATCTCAGCTATTAGTGCTACGAAAGCTACGAGCTTAGCGTCCTGCGCACCCCGTAGCGTTTTAACCAGTGTAGGGTTCTCCTGCATGTACTCCCTCAAGGCTTCCTTCACATCTTCCTCAGCTACAATGAAGTTAGTGTTATATTGATGTCCTAACTTTATCATCGGTGCTTCCTGTCCAAATAATAACAAGCCTGCGATAACTACTAAAATAAACAACCTAACCAGCGTTTCACGTTTCATTTCGGTTCCTTAATCTTTATCGAATTCCTCTATCACCTTAGCTCTTTCTTCCAGTTGTTCAAGTTTCTTTAGTGCTTCTTTATCTCCCAATATAGCTTGTCGTACCAGCTGCGGTGTCTGTAACCTCTCTATCTTCTCTGCCTCATCCTCAGGTATTAGTTTCTCTAATAACCGCAATAAGTAGGGTAGAATAGCTGGTGTCATTGCAGGATCCTCAGTAGTTGAATAGCGTCTTCTATCTCGGACAGTTTGCCTAAAGCATACGCTTGTCCCTCTAGTGCCTCTCTTAAAAGGCGGGGTGTTTGTTGTGCTTCTAGGGCTTCTATCTGCTCCTGTATGGTAGGCAGGGCTGGTTTAGGGATGGAAAAGTCTTCCCCATCAAACAGCATCCCACAGCAAATAGAATCATCCACCTCTACAAAACCCTCTCTAGGGTTACAGTCAACTTGCACAACTTCATTATTTTCAATCTTGGCATAACGCATTATGTTAATCTCCATATTTCTAATTCGGCATAAACCTCAACTAAAGAATCATTAGTAGCCAACCCAAGGCCCGTAGTAGCAGAGCCCGCTTGAATGTAATGTCTTAGCTCAAACACATGTGTAGCGGTAACGTTTAGCACGCCATTCAGAGTACTAGATGTAACTGTAAAGTTTCCCGCGTCAGCGAATTGTGAACTGCCTATTAAAGCAGTAGTAGAGGTACTTGTGTTATAAAACGTAATCCTATGTCTACTAGCTTTAGAGGCAGGGCTTACAGCTCTAACGTAGTATGTACCTGCTGGTAAGGTCACTCGACTAAAGCTTAAACTACATCCTGATATATTATTAACTACAGTAGTATTTAAAGTACGTGTGTTACTTCCTGTTCCGCTAGTACCGCCTGCCGTGCCCGTGGCCTTCTCGTCTCTAAAGTACGCATAGTTATCTGTACTCAGAGAGGTTACAAACTCTAGAGCAGTTTCACTCGCGTTAACCGCAGCTACTTTATAAGCACTTCCCGTAAGGTTAGCTGGAGTGTCCTCTAGCTCTGTGAAGCTATCAGTCACAAACTCTACAGCTGTCTCACCAGAATTTACTTTAACTCTCTTATTAGCCTCTCCAGAGAATGAGGTCGGTGTTTCATCTAAATCAGTAAAACTTTCTTTTGTCTCTAACACTGCACGGGTAGCTGCTGCCGTTAGTTCATCTAAGTACGTCTGAGCGAAACTAGATACAGCTAGAGCCCCCTGTAAACTTATGTCTACATTCTTTAAGTTACCGTCGCTATCCCACTGTAAGAATTTATCAGTATCAGGTACGGGTACAGTTAGACCAGTACCTATTTGTGATTCGCTAAGACGTAATGTTCTATTTAGTTCTTCCTTCTGCTGCTGCACAATCATTGTGAGTTTATCTAAAGCCGCCTCATGACTCTCAGCGGGGAAGGCGTCATTCTCTACGTAGTCTGTGCCCTGCGTTAGCGGGACGTCACGCTTGATAGTTAGGGTCTCACCACTAGCGGGGGCTACTAACATAGTGACAGTACCACCCGCGTCAAGTCCTGCACCTGAAACAGTATAGTTGGTAGTCTCCACTTGGACAGTCTCTACACCCGTGGCGTCTACTGTTAGTATTACTCTTAGGTCAGAATTCTGAAGAAAACGAAACCCTGTAGCAAAGGCCGTTGTCGAGCCGTTACCTGCGTAATCGCTTCTACTTATTGCTGATGAAACAGTCATTGCTTATCCTCACTTAAATAATAACTCTTGGTCATTCTCTCGTTTAATTCGTTGTTCCATTCTCTTCTTATAACCTCTGTCCAAGGCTTCCATTACGTTGTAATAGATGAGGTTATCCATAGCAGCCTTAGCATAAGCTGTATTTAATAGCGCTGCTGGGGGGAAGTACAACGCAGCCACCCCCGCGTAGTTCTTGTAGAATACGTTAAAAGCCGCTGTAACAGAGGTCTCGTCTCCCTCTCTCACCTTACCTACTAGGTTAAATATTGTATCGGCTTGTGATGCTGTAGGACCTGCTAGTGTGGCTACGACACCACCCCCGTGTCTCTGCTTCAATTCACCGAATAAGAAATCACCAAAGATACCAGCTCCTCCACCCTGTAGTGAGGCTGCTGTCCACGTCTTAATATTCGTGGGGTCTCTAGGTTCTCTATTCTTTAATATGTCCTTAGCACTCATTGAGATGTAACCAAAGAGTGTAGAGGCTACAACTGTTTCAGCTAAAGCTAATGCAGAGCTGCGCTTGCTCTCTCTGCCGAATATCTCCCTACCCCATACCCGCTGCACTAAAGCAAAAGGGAAAGACTTGAACTGCGTAATAGAACGCATAAACTCACCCGCCACAGTACCCGCCTGTGTATCACGGAGCATCATAGCCCTAGTCTTAGCATCCGGCTCTATAACAGCAAACTGACTACGGTCTACGTAGTAGGTTCTAAAATTTCTTTGTAAATCTTCTCGTGTTTTTTGAATCTGGAATTTAGTATCCTTAACACCCTTAGCTTTAAGGTAGGCCTTGATAGCGTCGTCCTTAATGTCAGCTAGTGATTCAGGCGTGATGAATTTACCATCGACACCTTCAAATGTCTTAGTACCTACTGAAGATATTAAACCCCACTCACCTTCGCCTATGTCATAAAGCTTGAGCGTATCTTTGATGCCTTTAGGCAGTTTACCGAAAGCAGAACCCGATAAATCCCCTAAGTGTTGGGCCATACCTATAATGGCTCCACCTCTCATAGAGTCAGTCCAGAGTGTTAAACCATTAAGACGGAAGAACGTACGCATAGCATCAGACACTCGACTGTTTAATGGGTCGCCTGACGCATCAAAACGAGAGCGGAAGGCTCCCGTCATACTATCTAAACTGATAGCTAACTCAGCCATAACCCTACGCTTCTCAGGCGTTAGGGGTGACAGGCGTCTATTAACAATAGATTTAGCCATATCACCTAACGCACCACCAGCACTAGAGAGGGCTTTAGCATAGGACTCAAAATAGTTCATACCTTGGTAACGTAATTCACTGGCTGCATATACAGTATCAGGGAAGGCTGATATTACAGCTCCCCCTAGCATTGTTAGAGAGTTTAAACCTCTTACTACCTGCCCAGTAAAAGCACCTAGCTGGTTAGCAGGGATACTAGTTTGTCCACTCACTGTTTTGTAGTAGTTATCTAGTTTACCCCTACGGGCCTCTTCAAAGGCTATAGCTTTCTTTTGGTCACTCTTCTTTAATGACTTGCTAGTGGCTGTCATAACTTCTTCTAGGTTCATCTCGGCATTTACACCTAGCTTCTGCATGAGAGCCGTGTTCTGAGAGGAGAGCATCATACCTGACATGATGTTATCTGATAGTCCACCTCTACCATATTTAGAACTATACGTTAGGTAAGCTTCTGCATCCTTAAAATGCAAAACACGTTCAGCACTTACTTTCTTACCTAGGTTTGCATGACCTTTGAATCCGGCCACACTACCACTACCATGATGTATACCTGTGCTTAGGTTGTCATAAACACTAGACATAAAATCGTCTATGTTATCTACACCCTCAAAGGTACGTGAATCCAGTAGAGATACTACTTCGTCCATCCACTCGGTTTTAGGTGTGTTACGTATTTTATCCATGTCATGAGTTTGACGTGTAACATAGCTAGGGGCTTTCTTGATAAAGGCTCCTGCCTTGTTAGCATCAGTACGTACGCGCTCATGGTGTTTGTTAATCACCTTAGCTATCTTAACAGCTTCGGGGTTCATCCCCTGTAAGCGTTCAGGGAAATCTATATCCCATAGTGCACGAACAATATCGTCATCTAAGACACCAGAAGTGTATGCATCAAACGTAGCTCTACCTAAGTTATCTAGGTCATTCACATACGAGCTTAGGTAAGCCTCTTTTAGGGCTTCCTGTGTTGCTGCTACAGAATTACGGCTTCCCCCTTTAACACGATTAACACCTACGAGTAGGGCCTCAAAACCCTCTGTGGGATCATCAAACTGAGCAACAAAGTTTTTCATATTTACTTTGGCCAGTTCATTTAAAGCTCTATTACGTACTTCTATTTTCTTCTCAAGTGCAGAAGCTTCTAAGAGTGAATCTAGTTCCTTAATTATCTCTTCAGTGGCCTTTCCCTTAGTATCCTCAACAATGCGGGCAGCTTCTTTAAATGCTGCTACTACTTCCTCGTCGGATGCACCTTCCATAGCTGCGGCTACTCTAGCCTTACAATCTTTTATGCTCATACTACTGCCCTATCCCGCACATAATGCCCGCTTTAATACCTTCTAGGTCACGGGTATGCTTTGTTTCTAGTTCCTTTACAGACTCTCTTAGTCCTGTGAGGTCTTCCCCTGACTCCTCTAGAGCAGTGAAGATATCTTGAGTCTCTGTGTCTAACTCAGTCAATGCATTTTGTGGTGTTAGTTCTTCTACCTGTAAAGGTTCTTTTACACCCACATCTTTAAGTTTAGGTGGTATCTGCGGTTCTGCTTTGAAGTCGTCTACACGTTTACTGGCTATAGATATAGCTTCATCCATCATAGCTTTAGTGGGTCTACCCTCCTCTATATCCTTCAATGCCTTACGTGCTACTTCATCATTCATAGCTTCAAATTTAGATGTCTCTCTTTTAACCACTTCATCTAGAGCTTTATCAAATTCCGCTTTAACACGTGGGTTCACTTCGCCATCAGGCGTATCGATAACTTTACGGATTTCTGCGTCTCTGTAAGCTTGGCGAAACGATGAGTGTTCTTGTGCCACTCTAGACACATCAACTTGACCTTCATCCATCATCTGGCCTACGGCGGCTTTCAATACATCACTCTTAGCTTGAGGACTGGCCTTAGCTATAACATCCCCTATAGCTCCCGCCCCTGCGTGTAAGCCACCACCTAACACACCACCGAAGGTGATGTTAAGGAAGCTATCGTATAAACCATAATCAGCTTGCTCTTGCATCATAGGGAGGAGTACTAAAGGCTCCACAGCAATAGCACCAACAACACCACTAGCAGCGCCTACACGAGCTCTTACGCCAGCTCTTGCTACAGTACTACCTGCCTTAGCTAACATACTTGTGTAACGTGCTGTACCCACTACAGGGATAAACGCAGAGGCTATGTTAATAGGGTCGGCTAGTGAGACCGCTAAACCCGTACCGAACTGTGCAGCACCTGACCAGAAACCGGAAGGGGCGGATTGAATTAATGCTTGACGCTTGTTCTCCTCTCTCTTACGGGAGATGAGTATTTCAAGAGCTTCTTTAGTAATCCCTCTCTCACCTATCTCTAAATCTACACCAGCATCTTGTACTTGCTTCATAGCGTCACTTTGGTCTAGACGTTCTTTAGGCTCAGGGAAGCGTATACCTGATGGTGTTATCTGTGGCTGCCCCTCTGCTCTAGATAGTTCCTCAGAACGTATCAAAGCTTGTAGAGGGTTCTCTTGCCAGAACTGCTCAGCAGCAGCCCCTAGAGCTGTAGTGAGCTCAGTACCCATGTCCTCTAATGTCATAGAGGTATTAACTCTTACTTCATTCGTCATAAGAATAACCTCTCGAAGAAGTTAGGAGTTTCTTTCTCTAACTCCTCAAACTTAATAATTAGAGGCTCACCGTTAGATTTAAGGATTGCATCGCCATTCTTATGAGTGAATACAATACCTGTGTTATCTTGTAGAGTGTGTGCATAAGGCGTTAGCTTATCTAGGTATACGGCCTTACGGTCTTCTTCGTTTCCTATCTGACCACTCTCAGGTATTAGTAAATCCATCTCACCAGACTTTAATAGTTGTAAAGTATTCTGTACACCAAACTGCACATTTGTAGTATTAAATTTACGAGGTATTCTGTACTCATCTATAAGTTCATAACGATCATTAATAACCTTATCCATGGCTACATCGATAGCATCACCAGCATCATCTTGTAAGCCATCAACCATCAGCTTCATAGCTAATCTCTCAATAGCTTCTCTGTGTTCATTAAAATACACAGGGTCATTAGTTGTTGTTGCAAACTCTTGTAGCTGTAGTTTGGTATCTTGTACTATCTCTTTAAACGCTTCATCTTCTAATATACCTTTGTATTCCTTCTTAGGGATAGCTATAGCCTCTGCGAGTTGTACTTGGTTCATTCCGGTATCCATATCAGCCACTATAGTTATACCACTTTTTAATCCACCAGAATTAACTAACTGGTTACGTACTAATGAGAAGTCATCTCCATATGTTTCTTTTAGGAAGTTAATCTGTTCTACCGCCTGCTGACCGCCCTCACTCATATCGTTTAGTCTTTCGACGTACATAGCCTCCATAGCTTTAGGAATTAGTTGCACACTCTCAGGGCGTACCCCCATGTTAATCTGGTTAGCTTTCTGTACAGCGTTGTACTTAGTAACAGATTCTTTGATGAGCGCAGGATTACCACTAGCCATAGACTCTTGTAATTCTTCGAAAGCAAACTGCCCTAAACGTGTGTTCTGATTTACATAACCAGCGGGGTCTGCTTGTATAGCTTTCTGTCTTTGTTGTATAGCACGGGTCACAACATTTATTTGCTGTGCTTCGCGTGTGAATCTCTCGGCTGATTTAGGAGTCTCTTTAGCTACTATCTTGTTTAACTCTTCTACTGAGGCATCTTTGATGTCATTCATCACCTGACCGAAGGCTCTAGCATCTTCAATGTCATCAGCTAGCCGTTTACCCTCTTCACCTTTAACCAACTTCCTAACTTCAGCAGGGCTATACTGCTGTTGTAGTACAGTGTCATCTTGACCGCTCTTTAGGAAGTTAACATAATCTTTAGCCCCTGATAGGTAAGCAGCGCGGTTAGTGTTCTCACGTTGTATAATGTCTCTACGGGCAACATCTACTATACGACTTAGAGTTTTAGCATCTGCATACTTGTCCCACTTACCAGACTTAACCTCACTAATTACAGACTGAGAATCACCCTGATTAATACGGCCAGATAAATGTGATGTAGTTAAGCTGTTAAAAGAGTTGACGCGCTCTTGAGACGCATCTACAACACCACCTAATGTGTTACTCATCCCTTCTAATACAGCCTCATTTCTCTCCGCAGCTTCCTCGAAAGAAGTACGACCTAGGGCCACATCTTTTAGGATGTCGTCTTGTGCTGACTTATAGGAGTTAACGCGCTTATTAATATTCTGTTTAGCCTGATACTTACTGTACATTGGGAATAGTTTTTTACTGTACATATTATCAGCTTGTGCTTGTAAGGTTTCACGAGCCTCTTTACTAGGAGCGTTATCTAGCACCTCTTTGATACGCCCATTGAAATCTGCTTGGCCTGTTTCTAATTCTATATCTAGGCCCTGTGTGGATACTTCATTGAATAGCTCGGACTCTGTGCGTGATATCTTGTTAAATGCTTCCGTAACATAGGCACTATCATCAGCTTGTTTCTTAGCCGCTGCTAGTTGAAATAGAGCTCCCCCAACTTGTGTTAATGCTTGTCCTTGTTGTATAGTGCCTCGTCCTTTAGCCTCTGCTACTGTGTCACGTGAGGTAGTTCCTGCTAGATTAGGTTGTGCGCTAAAATTCTGCTGCGGTATGCGTGGCATATCAAGCTCCTTATAATAACTGGCCGAATATACCCCCAACACCTTGTAACAGTGTTGAGGTCTTCTGGTTAGCTAAGTTCTCATTAATTGCCTGCGCTTCTTCTTGTCTAGCCTCGCTAGCTAAATCAGCCCCGTATTGTGCTGTTAATATAGCTAACTCTGCGTCTTCTGCTGACTGCTTCATTACGTCCATAACACTACCACTGGCTTGGACACCACTCTTACCTATAGCGGCTCTCTGAGCACCTGCTAGTCTTTCGGCGTCTTTTCTTATAGCTGCCTTTTTAAATGCCGCTTGCGTCTGTGTGAGTTGCGCCTCACGTACTAGCTGCTTCTGCTGTGTCACGGCTACTTGCTCTTGGCCTCGTACCTGTTGTACGGTGCCCAATGCTGTAGTCCCAAAAGCTAGTGCCTCTAAACCTGTACACATTAGTTATTAGTCCTCAATCGAGTGATGATAGCTAGTACTGTCATCGGTAATGGTTGACTCTGTCTTAGGAAGACTCTGCCTTCAGTGTCATAATCACCATTAAAGGCTTGCTCTTTATCTCCTGAGAATCTAGGAGGGGCTGAGTCCATAGGGTCAGATGTTTCTCTAAACTTAATTATGTCTAGGTCATCGGGGGCGGGGCCGAACATAGCCCCTAATGTTTCATAGAAACGGAATATGACATCCGATATACGTTTAATTTTACCTTGTGCTGTACCATCAGCAGAACCAGCCTCAACTCGCATTGTCTCCAAATCAGAGATATATTGTAAACCTACAGATGCCTTCTCCACCGCTCTATCGAGAGTTATAGAACCAGAACTAACAACCTTATCCGCTTGTACTGCCCCATCACCCAGTACTTGGACAGTCTCCCCTTCTAGGTGGTCAAGTCCTGATATAGTTGTAGTAGACACTCCGTCGTATTGGATACCACTATCTACGAAGAAATCATCTGCGTCTACAGGAGCGAATGTACTTCTACCTTCCTGTAATACCTCTACATGTCTCACTTCTGCGCCATCTACGTAACGTTTAACAGACAACCATAATTCATCTCTATCATCAGAGGGTATAACAGCCACACTCTCCACTTGGGCCTGTGTCCCGTTAGCGTCAGACACACCTCCCATAACGTGCTTGTGCCAGCCTATAACGTCTTGGTCCCTTTCGTAGGTCATACCTAATAATGTACCATCTTTACGAACACCCCATACAATAGAATCAGGGGTGCGTTGATAATCTATCTCTACTAAACCATTACGAGTTATATGCTCCGATAATAAGGTTAAATCTGATGCTACATAGGTATCAGACTCAAACTGGTATGTAAACTGTCTTATCTTCTTGCCAGCCCGTTGTACGAATAGGACAACACCATTAGCCCTGACAGGAAGGATGTAAGCCCCACCATACTCTGTCTGTCTAACAATCTTAATATTACTAGGTGTAATGGCTTCTTCACGACTAGAGGCTGAGAGAAGAAACTCACCACCTACAGTTCCGATGGTAAGAGACTTACCAGAACTTAACCATCGTATAGCGTTTACTTGGTCCGAGGCTATCGTATACTTGACACTATCGTCATCATCGGAACCTGTCTCAAAATCGTTATAGATACTAGATTTACTACCCCATAGTGTTTGTGGGTCAGACGTTGTACCTGCGTACATTAAACGCTGTTCAAAGAAGGCAATACTGGATGGGTATCCAGTTGTATCAGAGAAAGCGCCTAAGCGCCATGTAGTAACAGCCGACGATGTCGGGAGTGTTTTCACTACCGTAGCATTAACCACAGTACTGGATGTAAAACCAGTAATCTCTGCATACCCATCATTACCACCCGAGTCTATACGTACAAAACGCCCCACGTCGGTAGAGGCGAACAAGGCGGAGGATGCTGTAAGCGTTATCGAACCTGTAGTTGCACTGGGGTTTATTGTTGTAGATGTTAAATTCTCATCTAGGAACGGGGGGTATTCAAATGTTTCATCAGCTATAGAGAACGTATCAACCGCCGTTCTAGATAAACGTGCTGGTGGGTGGTTAGGGTGAACAATAAAAAGTACATCAGCTGATTGGACAAATTGAAGCTCAAATAGTTCAGCCTCTAGGTAGTTAGTAGCTATCTCTTTAGCTATGCTAATCTGTGTTTGGTCTCTGTAGAACCTACAGTACTGGTCACCAAACTCTATGACATATGCTTGCTCTACTGAAAACTGGAAAGGCACCAGTCTCACCTTCTTTGTGCCAGTTTTACCTGAAGCTATATACTTACTACCACCCCTACGCGTGGCTCCTCCATGTGGGTAGATGAGCATATTAGTTAATGTTTGTACACCGTTAGCATACTTAGAGATATCCACACGGCCTTCTAGTCGTGGTGATAATTCCCCTGCTGTGAAGTTGGTTTGTATGTAACTAGCTTTAGGCATCTTATAACCTCGAGTTCAACCAGTCGTCAGCGTCTATTGGGTAGGGTATACCCTCTTGGCCATCAATACTCTTGGCATGTCTTATCACTTCTTTTACTTTATTATCTAAGAAACTAACTAGGGTGTTATTGTCTGATATGTTATATGCAATTCGAGAGGCTATAGACATCCACAAAGCATCAACAAACAATGCATCAAACTGAGTAGTATCCTCAACACGGCTTATATACTCAATCTTAATAGAATCGGAGTCAGCTAAAAGTTTCTTACCTTCTATTCTGAATTTATCTTGCGGGAACTTCAGGTTTGTGTACATGACACGTAGACAGTCAGAGGGCAGTTGGAATTCGTTATCAAAACCAAATACAGGTGTTGTAGTGAGTTTAGCCAGCTCCACTCGTTTAACTGCGAAATTCCATGGGTGCTGTCTTAGAAGACTATCACGAGTGTCTGCATAGAATAGGTTACATATACGGGCAGCTTTAGAATCTTCTGTTAAGGAGATGATTGTATTTTGGCCTATCTTATTTAAAGCTAGGTTACATATATCTACTTCTGAGGCCATATAGGTGTGCTCCTAGAAAAAAGGGGACGCTAGGCCCCCATTAGCTTTACGGCCAGTTTAGTCTAGCGCGTAGAACAACTCTAGAGTTAGAGTGCCACCAACGTTTACGTCAGCATCCTTAAGGGTGATTTTAATATCGTACTCACCTTTAGGGTCTTCAGTTTGCCCGTTGATATGTTCCCACAACTTCTTACCATAGTTAGCTTTGTCTTTAACGACATAAGCGTCTATAGCACTTGCTGCGTCGATACCATCGTTTAGAGCGTCGTCATCATCAGTGATGATAGACTTACCGTCTAAGTTGAAGATACCAATATCTAAGGTAGGTGCACCAGCCGAAGCTAGGTCATCACCATAAAGTTTAGAAGCCCCCAAGATAACAGCGTTAGAGGGTAGACGCGCCATCAAGTAAGTAGATGTAGCAGAGTCAGTCGCGCCAACTTCTACAGTTTCTACCCACACACGTAAAGCACCACCAGCAACACCTGCTTCTGGCTGCACTACTGGGTCGGCATCTAGGTTGGTAATAGCTTTTGAGCCTTTTAGGTTTACAACTGGCATTCGTTATTCCTCTCTATTAAGACTCAACACAAGCGATTTCAACAACTTTTTCTTCTTCCATACGAGTAGCACCGAACATTTCAGAACGGAACACTTGCACAGAGTAAGACTTGTCATCACGCTCAGTGATACGAGTTTTGTTCATGTTGTTACCTTGAGCTAGCAACAGACCATCTTCAGCCCATGCAATAACTTGGCGGTCACCAGAACCATCTGTAGTTAGACGCTCACAGCGTAGGAACTTAAAGCCCATGAATGTGTCGACCTTACCCTCTACCAAAGCTTTAACAGTGTTAAAGTCAGCGTCAGTAACCTGAGTGATGTTCAATAGGTCAGTTAACTGTTTAGAAGTAACAGCCATGTAACGGTTGATACTTTCATCAACGTCATTAGCGTTTAGTATTTCTGCTGCTTCGCGTAGCTTATCTAAAGTTAGACCCCCCGCAGCTGCTGCAATCTTCTGAGAAGCAGGAAGAGCTACAAGAGTGTCACCATTCTTACCAGTCTTAGCAGAACCAAGAGCAGCTTCTATGATGATATCATCGCGACTACGGTTCATCGCCATCATGGCGGATTTAGCATAGCTTGAAGTTGGGTCAATCAACATCTTCACTTTATCAGCGTGGTCGATTAAATCAGACCATTCGAATGTACGAAGAGTGACAGCACGGCGTGCGTGTGGAGTGTCAACACGTGGTGTATCAGAGTGACGTGAGGTACGCTCTACAGCGGCAGTAGGGCCTATTTGCTCGTAGAAACCAAACTCACTATTTTGGCTTTCCATACGAACTTTACCCATGAAACGAGAATCCATTTGCTGTGACAGTAGGTCGATGTTTGCACCAAACTGATTAACAAATGCAGTAGTAATTTGATTAGACATTTAATGTCCCCTTAGTTAAACAAAAGTAGTTTATCTTTGTTCCAGCTTCGGGGTTATCGGGTAACCGTTCCCTACACTAGATTATCAGTCAAGTTAGGTTCAGGCTCCTGAGGAGTTATCTGATATGTTTTAAACGAGCATATCAACACATATGCACGTCATGATTAATAGTAGCAGCAGTGTAATCATAATTCAAATATTTTTTATAAGTTAAACTTTTCTTGAGCATCTAAGGTAGGAAACTACACGTGTGTTAACGTACTGTCAAGAGTACGTCAATTCTATGTCAATTCTTATACGTGTATACTATATGCTGTTCTCGGGTAGGGTTAGAGAACAGCTACTATATAGAAGTTCTTATCAGGAGAACTTCTATATTACTTATACTATATAAATTCTTTCCCTAAAGAATTTATTATATAAGATACTCTCGATGATAAGGTAAGAGAGTATCTACTACTATATGAATCTCTCTTAAAAAGAGATTCTATACTGTACTTACTATGTTCTCTTTTGGGGAGAGAACATTACTTATATCCTCTTCTGAGGATATCTACTACTATATCCCTTGCTAGGGATATCTATCGGAACACACACCCCCTTAGTGTGTTCCTCTATAGAGTGTTATTTAAAATGTAGTTCTGTTTAGGAACCTTGTCAAGAAATTAACTTTAAATCAGCCTGTACATTCTCGTGTACAGCATGCAGTAAAAAGCCCCACTTAAGGGGCTCTTCTCTTCCTATCCTGATTAGTCAGGATACTGAAGTTTAAACAGTTTCTGTACTTCTCCATTAATCACTTTATGCTCTGGGTGATTACGGTCAGTGTAAGCTGGGTGCGCCATAAGCTGTGCTTGTTTAGCTTGCACTTCATCAGGTGTCATCACTAAGTCAGAGCCTTTACCCTCTAGCTTACCGCTCTCCATCATACCTTTACCTACGTTGTTAAATAGTTTAATGAGTACTGGGTGGTCGCCTAACTTAACCCCGTTAATTTCAGCTTCTTGTAGAAACTCTATATCAGACTCAGAGGCAAACTCAGATAAAGCACGGTTAGCGATAGTGACATTCTGTTCAAAGGCATTACCCCATTCCTTCTGTAATGAACCAATAGCCTCTTCCGTGGCTTGATGTTGGCTAGTAGTGTAAGCATCTAGAGCAGCGTTCTGTGACTCAAAGTCAAAGTTCATTAAAGCTTCGGCTTGTTTCTGCGATAGGCCAATCTGATACGCCAATTCACGGAATGCACCTTGACGTTCCTCGTTAACCTGAACGCCTTCAGGGACGTTGAATTCATACCCCGCTGCATCTTCGGGGCGTCCTAGACGAGCGTAGGTATTTGACCAGTCCTCATCTGTAACAGGCATTGGGATCTTATCACGACCTATCAGGCTCTGGGCGTTGATATAACTCTTAGCCAACTCTTCAGCACTGCTAAACTTAGTAACATTCTGGTTAGAACGTATATCTTCAGCAAAGGAGTCATACCACGAACCAGATGCTTCACCGCCTGAAATTACTGTACCTTCTGCACCTAACTCTTCTTCCATTAGCTTGTGATTTAATTTAAACATTATCGTCTCCTTCTACGGTGTTTAGAAAATCTCTTTCGTTCCAATTTAACTTCTGTAGTATCGTGATAGCTACATCTCTTCGTGCTTCTCTAATGATGATACTATTTGTGTCTATGGAGCCTACTAGAGGCTCTAATAGGTGACAGTAACTCATGATATCTTCAAGTACTCTTCTACCTACATGGGTATTGAATACTTGCTGATAATCACGCTTTAGTTGCTTTGTTAGCTCTTGCTGGCTTAGCTGGTTTTTCTGCCTCATTTAGCTTTTCCTTTGATAATTCAATTGTAGGGGCTAAGTAGTTAATGTGACGCTCTTTACATTTGATAGTGTTGCAACGGACATACTTATCATTGTCATGGTAGTGCATCTGTCCATTACACTCACCACACTGTAACTGCACTTTTAATTTAGCTTGCATTTCTATTCCTCTCTGCTTCGGAGTTAGTCTTGTCCATGTTTACAGCCTGCTCAGCCATCAGCATTTGCTCCTGCGCTTGCTGCTGTTCAGCTTGCTGCTGTCTAGCTGCATCCCTCTCACCCTCATCGCTTAACTTGTCCATACCGACACCAAACGTCTGTAACGTCTCACGAAGTAACTTATCGGCATTTAAGTTATCTAGAAGAAGATTAGGATTTAACTGTAGTAGTGGTGACATTGTTTCTACGCTTCGTAAGAAACCACCTGCCTCTGCTTGCTTCTGTGATTGAGCCACTGCACCAGTGAATTCAAACTCAAAAGAAGCTGGTAAACTTTGAGGCGGAGTACCGAACTTGCCCTGTCTGAACAATATACCAAACACTCTATCAAGTATAGGGTATAAGAATTCAGTCTGCACCCTACCAAGGATAGGCGCCATAAGGCGTGTCTTCTCTTCTGTCCGCTGTAAAACTTCCGTAGCTGTCATCTGCGGGCTACCTGATAACTGTAGCTGGTCAACGAAGAACATACTACGTACTTTATCTGTGAGATACTGCACCATGTCTAACCCTATATTAGGGTTAGAGCTAGGTAGCTGTCCTATAGCCTGCTGCGCTGTTAAGCCATTAGAGCTATCAAATACATTAATACCTGATGGCTGTGTTCTGAGAGGCTGTACAAAGCTCTCTGATGGAATTAACAATGCAGGGTCCACACTCTTTTGCGCCGCCTTAATAGTCACCTTCATAATTTCATTAAGGAGTTTTATATCAGGCAGGGCCGTCATAGCAGGAGAGCGCCCGTAGGTCTCCATAGGAGATTTATAAAAACGTCCTACAGGGATGGGGTTCTCATGAAAACCACCTTCCTCTAGTACTGAGTTATCCTCTTTGAGAATATAAATACTTTCTATAGGCAGGTTAGCTGTATTCTTCTTAGAAGGGTCACGCGCCTCACGCGGCTTAATACAATGAACGATAGGGAATTTAGCATCCACCTCGCCCTTCTCAAAATGCTTATGTATCACCTCGCTGGTGTTGTTAGGCCAACGCTCCATAATCTGATTAACACTATATTCAAACTTACGGAATACAGTGTCTATCACACCCTTAGCACCTTCAGCTACAACTATCTCACTGAGGGAACGCGCTTGGAATCTAACGCCATTTAAACTCTCTGGCTCCTCTGCGTACATAGCAGCAGTACCGAAAGCGCAGAATTCCATGAAGTACTCATAGGCCGCTGTGTAAAAACCTGAGTCAGCAGAGTTGATTTCTTCTAGCATCACCTTAGACGCGTTATCTAACCAGCGTGCCGCCTCCTCGTCCATACCAGTAGTCTTACTCTTAAACCACGTAGTAGCGGGGTTAACATTCAAGGCTATCATAGCAGAGGCTAGTAATTCATTTGCATGAACAGCACTACTATCAAACACCTTAGTCATTCTCTTTTCACCGTCTGCACGTTTGACATCAAAGTCATCGCGCCTAGGGTAAACAAGCTCAGCCACTTCACGCCAATGGCGGTCCCAATTACCACGGTCAGCTTTAAGTTTGTTATAACGGTTTACTAGTTTCTCTGCTTTTGATACAGCCATGATTAACCACCTAATGTAGTTTTCTTATCTGAGGTTGCCTGTCTTCCAGCCAAGATAGTAGATTGACGTCCCCCTTTAGCAATGGCTTTTCTACGCTTCAAGTCTTCCTCTTGAGCTAAAGCTTTTGCTTTACCTTCCGCATCTTTCACTGTCTGCTCAGCCGTAGCTTGCTGCTGTTGTAGTGTAGGAGCTTGAGGAGTAACACTGCCGCCTACCTGCCCCCCGAGAACACCTTCTAATAACTTACCTGCTAACCGGCTAGGTGCTTTTACTACTTTCTTCACTAGTTTACCGATACCGCCGCCACCACACATAATTTAACCCTCAAACTTAAATAATTTACCGCCATCAACAAACCCTAGGTTGTTATATAGCTTACTCGTCTTCTCAACATTAACATCTGTAGTAATGCCAAGTCTTATCTGGTCTTTCTGTACCCCCATAGCTAGCGCCCATATTTTATAAGCATCAATCAAAGCGGGGGCGCTTCCATTATTACGGAATGCTGGTGCAATGTACAGTAGTAGGTCTGACGCCTGTAGTGTATGCCCCCACCACTGTTCAGTAGCTACACCAATGAAAAAGCCTTCTACGTCTTCGTTAACCTCTAGAACAAAGACGCACACACCTTCTAACTCAATGAAGCTCATTAAGCTCTGTGACATCTTATGTACGTCTATGTTAGTGCTGCTGTATGATGTAGTTTTATGCATGTTCATTAAGTGAACACACATAGCGCCTACGTCTGTCATCACTGCTGCTCTTACCTTAATATCCGAATGGGTCATAATCACTAGCCTGTGTCTGATGATGAATAAATCCTAGGGCATTGTTCTTTCTTTTAGCTGGTGGATTCCACATAGTGTACATAACACTATCAGCCAAGTTAGGAGAGCTGATACCCTCCTTCTTCATTTCCTGCTTGTTCATAATCTGGATGAGACCACCGTTCCCATGCTTAGACGGTATACGGCAGAGCTCACTACGTAGAGACGGGAGACTATCTACACCGTCACTATCGATACTGATGCAGTCCTCAACGTCACAATAAACACCATGCTCTACTAGCCTGTATGTGTTATAAAAACGTCTAGCTAGTTCAGTGTAATACTGAGCACGGTTGTTCTTAAACGTATCCTTGTAGCTGTATTGCTTTTGCCCTGCTTGCTTATCTACCTTATCGTAAATCTTATCTGCATTATCCTGACCACTACCAGACAGGCTTCCCTTGAACATGTGATAGTCAATACGCTTTCCGGCTAGATGGTCATGTACTTGTCTCTTCAGACCTGTACCCATGCCATCACCGTCCCAAACAAACCAATCTGCTCTATCATCAATAGCGAGGTTCATAGCCCACTCAGCTTTAGTGTCTATCTCTCCTGAGTCCTTAGCACGTACTTGAGTGATAACACTCCCCTGTCTAATGGCGAAACCCGCATCATCGTTACCTGAGTCGCTGGGGTCATGTGCAGCTATGACAACACCACGAGGTTTAAAGAAATCTTTATACCGCTCTATCTTATGGGCATTGACAGCAGCATCGAACCACTCAGCCTTGATGATTGAGTTCTCCACTTCATCATTGAAATACCCTTCCCAAATCCAGTCATACTTAGCACGTGTAAGTGTCCTCTTATCCTGAAGACGTAACGCATTAGCTGCATCGTTCCACCAAGGGTTATCACGCCAGTTAATCACCACAATGAGGTGCATGTCATCTTCGTAATACCCGTCCCTATCCAACCACTTCTTATAAGGGTTGATGAAACGTTTACTAAATGGGTCAGCTTGACTCTGTGGGTTGGCACTAAACCAACACTCAGCGCCTACATTACGTAGGATAGTGGGGAGGAGTTTATCTAGTGTCTCTTGTGAGATTGTGTGTGCTTCTTCAAACCAAGAGTACTTAAAGCCTTGTGCAGACTGTATACTGTTGGGGTTACGTGCAGCACCTTTGTACACTGTCCTAGCACCATTAGGAGCTATGATAGCGTCCCTCTGTACTGTCCAGCCTTCAAGCTGTAGACGTTCCTTAATACTGTCCTCAAACACCCTGTGTACGGAGTCTGCTATAGAGTCTTGGAATTCACGAAGACAATAGACGTCCGCCTTCTCTGCGTCCATCTTGACAGTGAGCATGTCACCAAAGCCGATAGACTTACCTGAGCCCCTCCCACCGATAGCTACTTTAATCTGTTTATGTGTAGTGAGAAACTTCTCAAGCTTCTTATTCACTTTAAGCTTAGGCATATCATTTCCTTCTAATCACTAACTGAGGCATGAATAAACCTACCATGATACATAACAAAGCTAACGCACCAGCTTGCCAGAAGGGTACACCTTCGTTAAGGACCAAATGGTCTGTTCCCGTGGCGTTAATGGCCTTGCCTGTTGTGTTCGTATGAACCTGAGCATTACCACTCAATGTCACATCATCTAGCTTAGTATCTGTACCCGTATCTACACCTTGAGTCTTATCCCCTGCAACTACTTCCGTATCTATTCCTACGAGAGGCTCTTTCTTTGCAACGCTACCAGTGATAGCTGATGTAGCTAGAGGAGCTAACGCAGAACACCCTGTTAGGATTAAGAGAGATAGGGTAATAGCTAGGAGTAGTTTCATATACGAAAACCATCTACTAAAAAAACGTCACCCGCCTTAGATGCGGTATATAAAGCTTTTAGACTAAGTATGGGGTGATAGGCTTCATCCCCTGTAGATGTTATATGGACCGTATACACATTGCATAGTAAATAATAAGGTAATATTTTTAATAGTTTCATCTCTTAGCAAACTCCTCAAGTGTCTTCTTATGCTTCTTCATTACTCTCTTAACAGAGGCACGTACCCTTTCTAGCTCTTTCACTTCCGTCTCTCCCTATCTGCTACAACACCAATATACTGTTCAGCTCTGTGCTCATGATTAAACCACACGGTGCCTTTAACACCTGTAAGACTCACATCGAAGTTCTTCCATCGCATAGGGACCCCTAACACTACAGCTCTATGCTGAGGCTGGTAACGTAAACCTACACCACCATCATAACGGTGGTACTCTACGGGCTGCACTCTATACTCCACTTTCTTAATCTTCATATTATTTCTCCATACTCTTACGTATCTCTGATACGTATCTCTGAGACTCTCACCTTACCTGTTGCATCTACTGTGATAACTGAAGTACCACAAGTCATGTAAGCAAAGTAAGCCTCATCTAGCTCGTTTAAACTCTGCTGAGCATCACGTAAGAAATCTAGTAACTCTTCTTTAGGTAATGGTTTAGTCATCCTTCTCTTCCTTGTCCTCAGCATTGATAAACTCAATGGTCCACTTAGCGTCCTCTGGATTCACTACAGCATGTAAATTCTTACTCTCTACTTCCTGCTTATCTCTCCAAAGCTCAGGCTGTCTATTCTTCAACCAGAAGATAGCCGCCGTGGTATCAGGAGCGTAATGTTTATCTACCTCATGCTCAACTATCTGCCCTGTCTTACTATCGTAGAATACTTTAGTCTCTTTATGAGAGTACCCTTGAGCTTTATGTAGGAGTCTTTCAGCTACTTCCATATCCATCTGAGTTCTACCTTTATTTATGGCGTCAGAAAACTTGGGATGCTTTCTCATCCACTCATAGATAGTCTCGTGAGATACTTCAAAGAAATCGGCTATTTGTGGAATAGTAGCACCAAGAACAGCTAACTTATAGCCCTGTTCTATATACTCACTCTTGTACTTAGTAGGTCTACCACCTTTATTCCAATGATTAATGTTAGTCACAGAGTCACCTAATACATGATAAGAATTAATAGAATTGTATAAACATACAGTAGAGTATAGATAAGAATAGAAGAGAATGCCATAGGCATTATATATGATTGATTTAGAAGTCTTAAATAATTATTTAAGTACCTTCTTCTATGCAAATAAACTCACGTCTCGAAGAGAACGGAGTTACCAGCAGCTTTTAGCATGCTGTTTAGCTTATGCCCATTGCATTTAATTCGAATGCAAAGTTCATAGAATGTACAGTTCTTCATAAATTTTTAAGTCCTTATACTATATAAATTCTTTCCCTAAAGAATTTATTATATAAGATACTCTCGATGATAAGGTAAGAGAGTATCTACTACTATATGCTGTTCTCGGGTAGGGTTAGAGAACAGCTACTATATAAGAAGTTCTCCTGATAAGAACTTCTATATTACTTATACTATATGAATCTCTTTTTAAGAGAGATTCTATACTATCCTTAATACTACCTTTTAAGGAGGTAGTATAGCTAAACTTCCCGTAAGAAGTTTTAATATATAGCCCTCTATTGGAGTAGAGGGCATCTAGATGTAGGCTGCTGCCTACTGCCCATCCCCCTTCTTCCCCCTTCCCACTACTAATACTAGTTGGTGATTATGAATCTTGTCAAGTCAATTCCGTGTCAATAAATGTCAGAACTGTGTCAGAGAACACACTATCAACAGATTCAGTTACTATCTAAAGCGTTGGCTAGGCTAAAGGCTGAGTTTTTGATTTTTGTTTATCTTGTGGGTTTTTTTAATACCTAGGGGGTTATAATACCACTTGGAGTAAACCGCTGGTTTGGGTTTTTTTTTTTTTATACTAAGTAATTGTTTTTAAAATATTATCCAGTGGTCCGATGTGTTAAAGCTTGCTAAATCCTAGGAGGTCCGCCTATGATTGAATCAACGGCAAAGAGCAAGAACGCTCTCCTCAGTCGGGATAGGTTAGAAGCCATGAGGGAAAAGCGGGACCGAATACAGCGGGTTGACCACGTAATAACTGGGAATACTGTATATCATTAAGCATCTTTTATTAAGGTGTTTAATGATGAGGCACTAACAAGACAATCAGCAAGTCTTATTTTGTAGACTAGTTATCTACTAGCTACCTCTTACACTTGAGAGGTAGTCATGAAGGTAATTAACTAAGGGATTACATTATGGAATTCAAAACGAAACAGATATACGGTTTCACAGTCACTACTATAAACGGCTTACGTTCAGGCGGCGGCCAATGTGTAATACTCCCCAAAGGTCATGTGTTTTACAAGGAACCTCGTACATACGGGTTTTATCGCTACTTCATACGTAACCTAGCTGGGGATATAGTAGAAGCTGGGAGCGCATCTGAATTGCGGGATGTACAAACTGCTCTTAGAGATTTCAAAGAATAGTAATTAACTGAGGACAAGACAATGAGCTATAACGGACACAAAGACTACGAACACTTGAACGTATCGAGGTAGCTATTGCTGATGATTTCGATGCTTAAACGTATACTTGTACATGTAATAGCTATGCTAGTTGGTGTGGCTGTTACTAGTTATGTTATCGGTGAGCTACTTGCTTATTTAGTGCGTAGCCTGCCTACATTTTAAGGATTAAGTTATGGCTATCCTATTATTTATTACACTGGGTGTGACACTGTCATTACAGATGTACTTACAATACAGACACAAGCTACCCTCATATAAATATGAGCAGCATATCCAATTAAAACTAGAGGCCATGCGTATTGACACGCAGCAACTAGATTATCTTTATAATAATCGTGATAGGTTATTGTATGCGCGTTCTTATCGTAAAGCTATGCGCTTTAATAATAAGTGGTGAACATATGACAACAATAACAGTAACAGAACTATTCAAATACCTAGCTGAAATATCAGAGCAGTTAACTAAACATCAGCAAGCTGCTGCTACTAAGCGGTACTACCCACATGCAGCTAAGGGTGCACTTGATGGATTACATTCACTGCTTAACGGACAAGGTATAACACAATCTGACGCACATGACTTACTTGTCATATGCGGTGAGGTTTTCGACACAATGAGTATGCAAGACATTGAAGAATGGCTTGAGACTTATCATGGGTATAACAAGGGGTAAAGTGTGAAATTTTATAAAGCAGTATTAAGTGTATCTGAGGAAGGCGTTATAGTTAATTTTATTAAGTTCGTATCTATACACCAAACAGAGCATTACTATTTTTGCGTACGTGATGATAGATATGATTATGCAAAAATAATTATTGATAACGACAGGAATAAAAACCCAGTTACACTTTTAAAGAATAATAAGATAGGTGTAGTTAAAGTATCAAAAACAAATAGCCGTACCATTAAAAAATCAAAAGATGAAGCTATTGATAGTTTGGTTTATAGAACAGAGAAAAGAGTTAGATATGTGTCAATAGCTTTGGGTATGTGTAAATTATTTTTGAAAAACAAAGACCTTATAATGGAAGGTAGATATGGTGAAATGCTTGTGCCTAACACACTTGATTTCGTTAATGAAAATTACATTTTTGATTAGTAGAGGTAAAGTATGAATGCAGCAAGTGAAATAATGCGTGAAGCATTAATAAGAGATTTAATTCCACAGCTAGAAGCATTAGGTCGTAATGAAATAGCAGCACGATTGAAAGTTGCTATTGAAATAGGTGAAGAGAAGGCAATGAACCACCCAGAATATTGGGAGGGCATACGTCTGTTCGCTATTAACGGCATCTCTTTAGCTAAGGGTGCAAATAAACTTAAGGAACTTAAACAATGAAAGAATTTGAATTTTCAGACGGCAGTCTTGAAGCACAAGGACTACAGGTAGGGGATGTAGTGGAATGTACTTACAGTGATGCGTGGCATATTACTGTGGGTAAATCTTATCAAATAGAAAAAAGTCCGGCTGGTGAACTATGCATTATAAATGAACTGGGTTGTGCGCGAACTTATTATCCTATCTCTACACTACTCGTCAAGTTCAAACCTGTACAAGTTAATACACAACAACAAGGGCATCTACACGATATTCTAACTGCTTGCAAGGAGGGGGATATGCTTGAGTGTGTAGATAGTAAGGTCGGGGACTTCGCAGTAGGTACTAACTATTACGTTAGGGCTACATTTAACGGTGTAAAGTACATTGTAGATGATGACGGTACTCATCGCACAACCTTCACCAAAGCGTTGTTCATTAAATTAGATGTTCAATCTAATTGTACACAAACAAAAGATGAACATGCTATGAATCAAAACGATTCATGGGGTATAGGTAAATCTTATGATGCACCTAAGAAAGAGTGGCAGCCTGATGTACTGGATGTTGACCTATCAAAGAAAATATGGGAGTGGTAGTTGTGAGTTTCTTCAATCGAGTGACAGATGTAATCGAAGTGTTACATGAGACAACTGAAGGTAGTTACATGGTGTACTCACACAACGGTGAGTGTACATATCAAATGCGTCGCTCTGACTTAGAGAGTCAGGAGGCAGCAAGTTTAATTGAAGTAATATGGGATGCTATCTATGCCTAAGTACTACTACGTAATTAAATGTATACAGCGGGGGTTAGAGGATGAGGAGTTAGTGTGTATCTCTACTCATCGAGATTATCATACAGCTTATGAGGAGAAGCAGGATTTAAATGCTGACTTTAATAAGCCAAACTACATCCACTACTACGTATCACAATACAGAAATGGAAGGGACTAATGGATTGGGCGTGTGACGCTATGTTACTACTGAGTATACACATAGGGAATGTAGCACCCGATAAGCTACGTGTATACCAAACTTCACTGGAAGAAGAAGCAAGCTACTTCACCTTAGATACTGTGGATAATCAAACAGTAAGACGTATAGCTATATCTGACTTCCATTTCGCTGACCATTCAGGTGCACATATATTGCACTAAGGACCTAGTATGGGAAAGAAACTAGTCCCGCTACTCTATCATGTAGGTAATCAAGTAAGAGTAGCACCCTATCAGGAGGTTGGTAGGATAGTAGAGATTGTAATGGTAGGCCAGTCGTACCTATGCCCCCACTGTGGGTACATAACCAAGCTACAAGCGGGTCATGGTAGCCATTGGGCATACTTCCTAGACATACCACACCCTAACGCCACTTGTTGTACTCCCTTTAGACATCAGGACTTGATGTACCACGAGGAAACAATTGGGTATTCATTTAATTTATGGCTTCGCTGTTTGAAGAAGGGGACACTATGAACTTACATGATGAACCTATTGGCTCTGTCTTCTGGACACAGGATGGTATGTATCGCGCTAGGTTAGAGGTGAAAATGACACACCTATGTGAGTGTTTATTATTCGGCCACGACGGTGAACCTCTAGTAACTATTAGATACCTACCTAACGGTGAGCCTTATCACAGACGCAGCCCTAACTCTCACTTAACTTTAATCAAACCGACCACACATTAAGAAGGAACACAATATGACTACTTATTATAAAGCCTTGAACAAAGACGGGACGTGCCGTGGTTTTAAATTTGAAGAGGGTAAGACCTACGAATTAAAGGAATTACCTATTCTATGTAAACGAGGCTTCCACTTCTGCAAAGAGCTAGTCTTAACTTTACAGTACTACCCAGTAAAAAAGGATATCACAGAGAACCTATATGCCGAGGTGGAGGTATTAGGTGACGTTGAGTTTGAGCAACCACACCAACACAAAGGGTGTACCAACCGTCTACGCATCATACGCTTTTTAACTGATGACGAAGTGAAGGCTCTAGTCTCCGGCCGCTATAACTCCGGACACTCTAACTCCGGCCACTCTAACTCCGGAAACCGTAACTCCGGACACTCTAACTCCGGAGACCGTAACTCCGGAGACTATAACTCCGGCCGCCATAACTCCGGAGACTATAACTCCGGAAACCGTAACTCCGGCCGCCATAACTCCGGAGACTATAACTCCGGAGACTGGAATAGTACTAACGGGAGCAGTGGCTACTTGAATACACAGCGGGATGAGATTATTCAGGTGTTTAATAAACCCTGCCTACGCAGCGTATGGGAAGCATCCGACATCCCTAATTTCTTTTACTTTAATTTAGGTGATGACTATAAACAGAGCTGGCTGGATAGTTATGCTAAGGCATCCAATAGGGATAAGGCTAAGGTGAAAGCCTTACCTAACTATGATGCTGAAGTATTCTTTGAACTGACAGGGATAGACCTACGTTAACCACTAAAACTAGAAGGAATCTTATTATGCGTAAGACCAATCGTAAAAACAAAACACATACTGACAACAAACCATTCTACCCTATCGAGTACGCACTCAAGCGTATCCAAGCATTCGATGAGCGTGCTCACATCGCATTCAATAAGGAATTAAACCAGCGTGTTGTACGCTATGCACTATATGATGGCGGTCGTATCACACTGGGCAAACCACACACCTCTGTGTTGGTGAACAAGCGTCAGCTTCTAGAGTTTACAGAAGCACAGGCTAAGCAGATGTGTAAAGAACTGGGTGTAATGTGAGGTCTAACGACTATGACCAGAACATCCTAGACTTATCAACTGACTTAGCAATTGGAGATAGGAGCGAACACTTAGTATGCCCAGTCTGTAACGGTGGTGGCACAAGTGAACGCTCCCTTCTAATCTGGTGTAGTCCTGAAGGTCTGACATATAAATGCTACCGTGCTAAGTGCAGCTTATCCGGCAGAGTCGGACAGATGGGCTACCGTCCTACCACTAGTAAACTACGCAAACCTAAGTGCCATGTTAATGCGCTGAATGCAGAGCCATTACCTAATGATGTGCTCAAATGGTTACTAGCTTATTTCTGGTGGATGGATGAAGAGATGTTGATGATTAATGGTGTGATGTGGTCAGAGACTACAGAGTGTGTACTCTTCCCTATCAAAGCTATGACGGGTAGACACGAGGGCTATCTTGCACGGAGGTATGATGACCTTGTACTTAACAGTCGTAATCTAAGGGGACCAAAAGCTAAAGCTCATTACAATACATTACCTAGTGACTACCGTCTCACGTGTATGATGACACCACACAAGGCACAGTTCGAGGAGTATGTCGCAGTGTTCGAAGACTTCCCCTCTGCTTTACGTTGTAATGAATATCTACCTAGCTGTGCTCTATCAGGTACAAGCATACAAGAATCTACGTTAATGGAACTAGTGAGAGCTGGTAAGCGGAGACTATGTTTAGTGCTAGATGCTGATGCTACAGCTAAGGCAGCAAAGATGGCCTACACTTATGGCCTATACTTTCACTCTATCACATTCGTACCTCTGTATGATGAGGACCCAAAAGATATGAGTGATGCTGATATGGATAAACTCGTTGTCACTATCAAGAGGCAGCTAAGGATTGATTGATGGAAAGTGAACCAGCTATTGTAGCTGCATGTATCGCTAGCCGTGAGGCATACGAGGTGGTAGTTAAGCTGGAAGCTACCACCGACCTTTCACCTAATGGAATGGAACTGTTCAAACACATCGGTAACTATTACAAAGCAGAGAGCAAGGCCACTAGTGTAGACATCAAGCTACTACTAGGTACTATCCAGAATCGTAAACCCTTGTCCTACGAGAAGTTAAGTGTTGTTATCGAGAACCTACCAGAGGCCAGCCCCTCTAACTTAATCACCTACCTAACAGAGCAGAGACTCAAGCGCCTCGGTGCAGACATGACTGCCGCTCTAGCTGGCGGCGATAGTGCTAAGGCAGCAACCATAGCAGTGGAGTACAAAGAAGTACATGAACTAGGCATTCAATCAGAAGAGACTAAGGATGACTTATTCGATGTATATCAAGGGGCCACTGTATCAGAGCTAACACGTACATTAGATGAAGGGGACAGCCTATCTATCCTACCTAATCTACTAGGTGACATTGTGTTTAACATGATGGCGGGCGACCACGTTGTTGTGTTCGGTGGTGTTAACCGTGGTAAATCTGCGGTTGCTATACAGATAGCAGGTGACTACGGCTATGCTGATAAGACTGTACTCTACATAGGTAATGAGGACCCCGCAGATAGAATGGTACTGCGTATCGTATGTAACTTCGTAGGTCAGACACTTGAGATAGTGAGAGGGGATGATGAGTACTGGACTGAGCAGGCCAAGGAAGAGGGGTATAACAACATAATATTCAAAGAGTTAAGTCCTGGATCTGTAACAGATGTTGAGCGTTTAATAGAACACTTTAAACCTGACATAGTTATATGTGACCAAGCCCGTAACCTAGCACCAGCGCCACGCAAGGGGGCATTCGATGACGCCCAAGCGGAAGTGATGTATCAACTACGTATGTTATACAAGCGTACTAAGGTGGTGGGTGTATCCCTAACACAAGCAGCATCTACTGATATGAAAGGCAAGGCCATAGATGCTAAGGTTAAGCTTGAACAATCAGATGTGTTTGGTTCCCGCCGTGAGGTGGCAGCACAAGCAGATGTGATGATAGGTGTCGGGGGTACTGAGCAGATGAAAGAGCATGGACAACTGTATCTTAATGTGTGTAAGAACAAGGCCAGTGGTATACATGATGGTGTGTATGCTTTCATCAATCCATTTAAATCATGTGTAGATTCAGGAGATTAAATATGGATAATAAAATACGTGTACACCCTGAGCAACTAGAACGTATGCTTCAGGACCCATTCTGGAAGAAGCTGTACGAAGCTGACCCAAATAGATTTATAGTGTACGATTTACCACCGAAGGAGAAAGATGATGGCTAAGGAATATATCGTAAAGAGCGACACACCCGCCGCGTATAGCACACCGTGCTGTCCTTATTGTGACCGCTTAATATATGGTGATGAAGTTATTGTACTCAGCACGGTCACATTAGCTGTATGCCTAGCTCATAGGTTATGTGTAACTTCAGATGAAGACCGGAAACGTGGGAGATTACGTCTAGTGACATTAACAGACTCAGTAGAGGGCTTACATGAGCAAGGATTACTATGATTACTTACCTGACTTCCTTCTTAACCTAGACCCTAACATCTACTTATCAGATAACTACTTAGTACTCGACTTAGAGACAGACACCAACGGTGATGAACGTAGCCCTGACGCTACATGGGAGCAGAATGATTTAGTATCTGCTGCATGGGTGCGAGGTCATGGTGGTAGAGGTGATGAGAAGTTTATCTATGGCGGCATACACGACATGGCTGAGTTGATACAAGAGATGTATGAAGCTGACTTTGTTGTGGCACATAATGGTAAGTTCGATATCAAATGGCTTATCCGTGCTGGCCTTGACCCATCATGTATCCTACTAGCAGACACTATGTTAGCTGAGTATGTACTGACTGGTAACTTAAAGGCTGGTAAGAAGGGAGCACTTGCACTAGGTACACTATCTAAGGAACACTTAGGTGTAACTAAAGACCCACTAGTAGATAAGCTAATGAGGTGTGGTGTTAGCCCACGTGACATCCCTCGCTCTCTGTTAGAGAAGCGTAATAAGTCTGACATATTTCAGACACGTAATCTTTGGAAAGTCTTACGGGATAAGATGGTAGAGCGTGATGTACTACATCTCTTCTATAACAGGTGCTTACTGTCACCAGTGTTAGCTGATATAGAACTACGTGGTGTACACCTAGATAAAGAGAAGGTCGTTAAGGAGTATGAGCAGGCATCTAGGAATATGGCGGATGTAGAAGCTGAACTAATGCTAATGATAGACGGACGTAACCCTAGGTCTGTCCCTCAGATGCAAGAGTTTATCTACGATGTACTCAAGTTCAAACCTCTAAAGAAGAAGGGAGTAGAACACCGTCCAACAGGGGAGGAGATACTTTCCTTTACACCTAAGAACAAGAAGCAAGCTAAGTTCTTACAACTAAAGAAAACTTTCGCTCAACTGAATGCTGACTTAACTAAAAATCTAGACTACTTCTATGGAGTAGTTACAGAGAAGGAGGATTGTTTATTCTACGCGCAGTTCAACCAAGCACAAACAGTTACACACCGCTTGTCTTCTAGTGGTATCAAAATCAAGTTTAAAGGATACCCGAAGGCCAAGAGTATACAGCTTCAAAACAGCCCAAGGAAATACAAGCCTTTATACTCGGCACGTAATAAGGGGTGGAAGGTTGTTGAAATGGACGGTGCGCAAATCGAATTCAGAGTTGCGGGTTTCGTTGGACAAGACGTACGAATATGCCAAGACATCGTCGACGGTGTCGATGTGCATTCGTTTACTGCGTCGGTTCTCAATAACTGTACTGTGGATGAGGTAGCAGCACAGAAGAAGACAGCACCCAAGGGAGGTGACTGGCGTACACTAGCTAAGGCTGACACGTTTAAGCCTCTGTATGGCGGGCAGTATGGTACTGATTCACAGATGGCATATTACGCAGCCTTCCGTGAGAAGTATGCAGACATCACCAAAGCACAGCAGCAGTGGCAGGCTAAGGTGTTACGTGCCAAGGAGATAACACACGCAACAGGGATAACATTCTATTATCCTAATTGTTCTGTCTCTAATAGCGGGTACTGTCAAGATTTCCCATCTATCTGTAACTACCCCGTACAGAACTTAGCAACAGCAGAGATTATACCTATAGCACTCGTTGCTACATGGCACATAATCAAGCGTAAAGAAATGCAGACTTTCTTAGTTAACACTGTGCATGACTCAGTGATAGCGGAGAGTCCTGAAGACGAACTGGAAGAACTATACGAGATAAGTAAGTGGACATTCCTTTGGTGGGTGTACGAATTCTTAGACACAGTGTATGACTTACAGTTCAATGTACCTCTCGGTGTAGGCTACCAAGCTGGTGACTACTGGGGAGGGGGTGACTTACATTTCCAACCATCACAATATGATGCAGAAGTTGTAGACATAGATGGGGGTGAGATTGTAGTAACAGCAATACCACCTATCCGAATGGAAGGTGTTGATTATTCATCATTAATGGAGAAATAATATGACTACATTTTTTGTAGAAGGAAAAGTACTAGAGATTCTATCAACTCCTACACGTAATGGCGGTACTTTCTATCGTGTTAAGGTGGAAGATACTAATGAGAATAGTACGGACTTATTCGGTATGGGAAGTGAAGCCCCTAAGTTTGGGGAAGGCAGTACTATAACCTTTGATGCTGAGGAAAATGGAAAGTTCCTAAATATGGTGCTGGACTCTCTAGAAATCACTGACTTAGTAGAACCTAAGACACGCGGCGCTAACCGCAGTAGTCGTAACGGTAGCCGTGGTAACAGTCGTGGTGATGATGACGCTGGAAACTCCCGTGGATCTCGTAGCTCTCGCTCTACTGACAGCGGCAACTCTCGTGGTAATGGGGGTGGCAGCACTAAAGGCGGTAACTCATATCCTAGCAAGGGTAGCTCTGGGGCCAAAGCACCAGCCAAGGGAGAAACAAACTGGGCAGAGAAAGACTTACGAGCAGGGCTAGGCTTTGCACGTGAGCAAGCTATCAAAGTGCTAGGCGCTATGCTAGAGAAGGAAGCTATCAAGTTACCAGCCAAGACTGACACGATGAAGTTAGAGGCACCTACTTCAGAGAAGATGGATATTTACTTAATGTATCTAGATTATCTGACTGCCCGATTTCTCGAACAGGGAGATAACTACGTTAAAGATGGAATCGAAACAATCTACTCTGACGCAGCAGACGAGTGATACCAGCACCGCTGACATTCCACCATGGGAACCAGTTAAGCTGGACCTAACTATACGTACACCGATACCGGAAGTTACTGATGAGGACTTCCCCTTCGATGACGATATACCTTGGTAGCCCCTCCTTGTGAGGGGTTCTTTTATTGGAGACAAACACGATGCCTACAACCTAAAGGTTACAGTCAGGCGTTCAGAGATAGATGAAGGAGAATAGCATGGGTGTTGTATTTGAAAACCCAACGTGGGGGTTGGGCGATGAAGTTACAAAGATTAAAGGCTCATCATGGACAGGTAAAGTTGTTGGTTACTATAGCACTACACTGACACCTCGCGGGTACAGCGTTGAGTCAAACACTGAAATTGGTAGTGTTCAGATTTATCCAGAAGCAGCATTAAAATCAGTAGGAGAATAACATGGGTAAGACATATAACGTAAACAGAGTACCTACGCTACTGGCATTTATGCGTAGTAATCCAGACGTGATATTTACATCGGGGCTAATAGCTAGAGTGTTAGATGTGGAGATAGAAGTAGCACGCGCTGTACTTCAGAATGTATATCACAACCAGCAACACAACCTAGCTCTATACCGTATAGGCTGTGGGGAATATAGCCTACATAAGCCTGAGCATGCGTACACAAGTCGTGCTGACCAGATAGAGCGCTTCATTAGAGAGCGCGGTATGGCTAGCACAGATGAACTAGTAGAGCTAACATCACTACCACCTAACGTAGTGCAGACGGTAGTACAACGAATGCAAAAGTCTGGTAAGTGTAATGTAAAATCTAAGTACTACTATGTACTACAAGAGGGGGTAGCCGATGTCTAAAGATAAATCATTAGGACAAGACGGTAAGCCGAAGTACTTCTTCAGTGAAGACAAAGCTAAGGCATTCATAGAAAAGAAATCACTCAGTGATACACACCATGCTGTTAACAGCGATGGTAAGTGGGAAATACTTCCCAAGGAGTAGAGTATGCTAGTAAACCCACTCCCTTACATGGATGATTTAGAGCAACCTCTATCTGATGTACCCCCACGTGACGCCCTCCCTTGGAGGGAGTGCCGCACTCTAGTAGATGCGGATATGTTTGTGTATGCAGCAGGCTTTGCTGTAGAACATCATGAACCTATAGCCTACGGCGAGGGAGGTAAACTTTTATTCCATGGCAAGGGTAAGGCAGAATACAACAAGTGGTGTAAAAAACACCCACACCTAGCAGCGCAGGTAGTAAACCTTGACTATCTAGATTGGATAGAGGATTTCGATAAGTGCGAGATGATACTGAAGCAGAAGCGACTACTCATTAAGAATGCTACCCGTAACTCTCCTCAGTCTTGGTACTTAACTAAGGGTTCTACCTTGTGGCGTAATGAAGATGCCACTATCCAAGCTTACAAGGGTAACCGCAAGGAGATGGTGAAGCCAGTCTATTACGATGAGTGCAGACAATTCATGATAGATAGGTTCAGAGCTAAGGTGTGTCAAGGTATGGAAGCTGATGACTCCGTAGCACAGGCAGCTAGAGATAACGAAGGTAGTGTTATCGTGGCTTCAGGTGATAAGGACTTACGTACTATATCCGGCTATCAATTAGGACTAGGTAGCATTAAAAAAGGTGTAGAGTATGTCACTCCCTTACAGGCGTGCCGTAACTTATACATTCAGATGTTAATGGGTGACAGGATAGACAACATCAAGGGTCTATCAGGTACTAAAGGTAAGCGCGGCTACGGTATTAAGACAGCTACCAAAGCTATCGAGCAATACATCACTGAGTATGACATGGCTAAGTTTGTAGCCAAGGAATATAAGAGTAAGTACCCAGATGGTGTTATGTCAGAGGACGGTACTACCCACCTCACATGGCAGGAGATGTTAGTAGAGACAGCTAACCTACTGTTCTTACGCAGGTATCAAGATGTCAGATTTAAATGGGGTGAAGACTGATATGACAATCATAACCACACATAATGCAAAACAATACATTAATAAACAAGATACTAAGACTGTAGGCTACCCTCTGGTAGCAGTAAGCTCTGATGAAAATGTTATAGTCCTTTTTAAGGAAGCTGGTTATGGGTTTGTACTATGGTCTAACGACACTAGGTATACAATGGGCCAGTTGAGTTGTACGTGGATGCAGGGTGATTTTAAACCACTAACTGAAGGTGAGACGTTAACCTTAAAAAACAAATGGGAAGATTAAGTATGGAATTGATTG